ATCTTTGGCTTTTGTGTATGGCATGAAAGGCATAAATCCTATCTTACCCTCACCTGCTGGTATTAGACATAGTGTATCTTTTAAAATAACTGTCTCTGTATCAATACCATTTAGGTCGACATCTGATAATAGTTCTTCACCAGATGTTAGTCTTAATAATTGTACGTTCTTCATTTCGTCTCCATAATTACTATATTATAACACACTTTACTGTATTTGTAAACTGTTTTTTTACCCAAAGAAATCCTCCAGGGTATTTACCTCCTCAGAACTCCAACCAACAGCATCAAGGATTGGTTCTATTGGGTCCAGAAATGTTTTCTGGAATTGTAGTTCGTAGTCTATGTATTTATGCAAGTTAAATTCTTCTGGTAAGAAATCAACAAAGCCAATAACATTTTCTTTGATTGGATTTGGTGTTCTTAGATAGACAAATTTAATCTTATCTTGGACCATTCTGTTATAAAGTAAAGCAGCTCGGATATGCATTGGTGTACCTTTCTTATAGATGTTACCAGCATCTCTATACTCTTTTACTTTTGAAGCACCTCTTGGAAAAGCCACAGCATCTGGACCAAGGGTCTTGAAATAATTTTTAAATTGTTCGATAGCCTTTTGTACTTCTGTTTCATCTTTGGACATGATAACTTTAAATAGTTCTTTGAGGCCATCACGACATGGTTCTGGTGTAGAACTCTTAATAGCTTCAATACCCATGATCTTGAGTTTTGGTTTGGCATATCGAACACCTTCGTTATCTAATACATTAAGGATATATCTTTTCTTGGCTGTCCATATACCACGATCAGCAATCACTTCTCGTTTCATAACCATACGATTGGATACACCACCAAACATATCAAATAATTCATCATAGGCTTTAGCCAATATATCTTCTAATTTATCAGACGACACTTTGTCTAAGAAGTCAATGGTATTGTTTGGATTGACTGCCTGGACCAAATCATCTAGGCATACATACAACGAATCGGTGTCAATTGCAACGACATAGTCTTTCCATGTCTCTGTTCGCATAGCTCTATTGAGGTAGGTATTGAGTGCATATTCGGCCCATCGTATTGTAAGTTGTCCGGTGAGGGTAATGGCCTCTGCCACCCGCTGATCAAAAAACCTAAAATACTTATTACCAAGAGCACCGTAAAGGGAATTAAGGAGTATCTTGATAGACATCTGTCTATTCTCTGCAATAGAGATTTCTTTCTCAATTCTGTATAATTCTTGTTTGTCATCTTTATCCACCTTTTGTAATTCTTTTTGTGCTTTAATCATGTTGTCTTTTATACCAACACGTTCTTGATACATCTCGTCAATAATTAAAGGAATAATTCCAACCTTATCTGTATTGAATACCTGACCATTGGCTGCCAAAGCTTTACCAAGATTGTCTGGTCTTTGAGATTTAGTTAATACTGCTTCTATGTCAACCTTAGATACTTCACCTTCGGCAATAGTTTCAGGTGACATATTATATTGCATAATGATAGAAGGGTATAGTGAGTTCAAGTCAAAGCTGACCAGGTTCTCGTGTATACCAACATGTGGGTCTTTGACAAAACCACCAGGGTAAAATGTCTTGACCTTATCTTCTATGAAAGGTACAACAATTTTATTTTCATATAGCTTACGATATATGATTGTGTCCCATATTGCTGTTGTACCAAATGTGTCATTATAGTTCACACCACCTTGATAGGCCATAGTCATACAAAGAGTAATCAGTCCCATCTTATCTTCTATGCGATCAACCAACTCAACGTCTTTGATATTATAATCAATAAACTTTTGGAAGTTGTGTTTATATAAAGTATGTAGTGAACCATATTCTTCATAGCTTAGTTTCTTTTCGCCAAGAACAACATGAGCAATATGATCTAACTTATAAGACTCTTGAGGCCCGTAGGAATAGCCAAACTTTTGAAATAAGTCTAAGTAATCTAGTTGAGCTATTCCCTTGAGCTCGTAAGCGGTTTGTGTTCTACCCATCTTTGTTACATCTTGTCTGTCGATCATACCCCAGGGACTCATTCTTTTCACATAAGATTCGCCTAGAAGTTTATGTACTCTATTCACAAGGTATGGTATATCGAAGAACCTTGTATTCCAACCAGTGATAATGTCTGGTGTCATAGATGGTTGAGATATAAATGTAATGTAATTAATTAATAGATCAGCTTCTGTGTGATACCTATGATAAACAACTCTATGTGTTTTCATTAGAGATTTGTCTATGTCATAGTCGCCAAGACCCCACACATGATATGTGTTATCAATATTATTTTTAGTTGTTATTGATATTACAGGATTCTCTGCTTTATCGGGCTCGGGAAAGCCATCATCGGACGCAACCTCGATGTCGATAGTAGTCACATTTACTTTGTTCCTATCGAATTCTATTTGACCTGGAAAATAGTCATTGATAAAGGTTGAGATATACCTGGTATTTCCAAAGATGTGGAGTCCGGCGGTTTGTTTGTTTTTCTGATACCATTCGTTTGCTGACCTCATAGAGTCAAATGGTATTTCAGCCACAGGTGTACCATCCAAAGCTTTCCAATTTGTAGGTCTGTTTGTACTGACATACAGCTTTGGTTCGTATTTAATCTTTTCTGTGATTCGTTTGTTGTGGTCATATCCACGTAAGAGAATCATATTCCCGTATCGTGAAACATTAGTATAGAACTTAGACATATAATATATTATAACACAGTTTAAGTAAAAAGTAAACTGTTTTTTTCATTTAAGGTTGGGGTGGTTGCCCACCCCGATGTTCTGTGTTTGCTCAAATTGTAGATAACCATATTAACATTGGTGCTGTGCCTAAGCAAATCAATCCAATCATTAATAATTCTAGCGATTCCAATAGAGCCTTCACATAACTTTCTGACACCATGGCCAATAAAAGTTTCATTTCATTTCTCCAGTAAATTGTTTAATCTACTGAGTTTTCTCTAATATTATCAATTACCCTTTAAGGAACTGTTTTCTTGTTGATGCCCCAGCAGACCCTATTTGAATCTTCCTAGGACGCTGTTCCTCAGGAATCTCTACTCTAGCATAAACTACTAGTATGCCATCCTGATAATCAGCACCGTCAATTACGCAATACTCCGAGAGGCGGAAGCTCTTCTCAAACTTGCGGGACGAGATACCTTTAAAAGCATATTCACGTTCATCTTCTGGTTTTTCAGCTCTGATCTTTAAGATACCGTCTTTCAACTCTATCTCAAAATCATCTTTGCTAAATCCTGCCACTGCCAACTCGATTAGGAATTTCTCCTCGTCGATTTTTACAATGTTGTGTGGTGGATAGTTATTAGCTCCATTTCTAGCACTTGAGTGGATTCTTTCTAAATCTTCAAATATAGAATCAAAGCCTACGAATAACGAACGCGGTACGTTCAATGTATTTCTTACCATTTTAATTTCCTCCTATTAATAGCAAGGTTTTCGGGACCCGACCCATTCGGCATCCCTCATATATTTATACAGGTTTACTCTTTAGTTTGAGTATTTCCTATATTATATTTCGGACATAGTTCCCATTGAGTTTTCTCTTTAAAAGGTATAACCTTTATCTGTCTCAATGGAGCACATTCCGATGCTAAACTTGGATTTACTATACTAACTAAACCCCAGTCAGCTAACAACGTAGCAATTGTATTTCTACGATGTATATCATTTTCTAATAGATTGCTTGGTTTGCCATCTAAAAGAAATAGTTCTTTGAAATGAACTATAAAGTATCTGCCTTGTTTGTGTAAGATATGACAAGACTGATATAGTTTTTGATCTTTACGTGATGCTACTCCTATTCGAGTTAGCGTTTCTCTTATCTTTAAAAAGTCGTCTGGTTCATTCAATGACACTTCCAACATGTCATGTGATGACCAATTAATTTGATTTTGTTCTTCCACCTTTATACATCCTTTGTTTTAACTCGTCAATTTCCTCATTACCAAATAAAGATAAAACGGCTTTAGCTTTTTCATTACTATAACCGTAATGTTGTTTGATGAGTTCAAGGTTCTCCACTTCTGTAGGCTTAAACCATTTTGAGAACCTATTTTTACTTCTAATTATATTTATAAAAAAATCAAACTGAAGACGGTTATCCAGATGATGATACTTATTCATTTCATTTGCATAGAGTATCGTATCACTAAAGAAAGATAAAGCACGATTAATTATAAATGGATTATATTCTTTCTCTGCAATATCATCAACCATCACGTCTTTCTTTGTCTTATTGATTGCATTTACATAGTCAAATGGGTTCACTTCTTTTTCTCCCATGGCAAATAAACTCTTTTACCTGTTTTCTTTTCATGTGCTAAAACCGATGAGTACAAAGCAAACATTCCCATAAATGTTGTAAAGATAAATGCCATTATATAATCTATTATTTCCATTTTACACCTGCCATAACTTCAGTTAAACATGCCACCATGTTGAGTTCATGGTCTGCAACGAAACTGTCTTTGTATTGATAATCAGCCAGAATTAAAACTAACTGAGGGATTGATTGTGGGTCTACATATTCGTTCATTGAATCATATAGCTTTCTGAATATTGCTGTTGGTTCAATGTCAATGTTCTCAACAACCCATTTTCTCATGTTCTTAAAGTCTTTGATCTTTAGATAATTAACTAATGAATTAATAGATACATCAGACACATTAACCAGAATACCACTATCTATCTCACCACCTTGAGCATATCTTTGTAGCTCATTAAGTATTCTACGATAGTCTGGAAAGTATTTAATTATAAACTCTGATAATACTTTTGTATCATATTTAATACCTTCATCATCAAGTATAAGCATAAGTCTAGCCATAAAGACTGAAGCCAATCTTTGCTTATCACCTTTAGGTATTGTAAAGTCTATAACAGAACATCTACTATGTAAGGGTTCAATAATTCTATTCTTGAAATTACATGTAAATATAAATCTGCAATTCTCACTGAATTCTTCCATAAACCCACGTAATGCAGGTTGGGTGGACTGCGGATTCAGATAATCAGCCTCATCTAAAATTACCAGCTTGTGCCCACCCGATAAAGAAACAGTTGATGCAAATTGTTTGATTTTATTTCTCAATGTATCAATGTTACCTTCTTCGGATCCATTAATTATAATATAATCTAAATCTAAATGTTTAGCTATTGCTTTTGCTACAGTGGTTTTACCTACACCAGCTGTACCAGTAAACAACATATTTTGTATCTCTCCATTCGTTAACATTTCACTGAATGTTTTATAGAGATTTGCGGGTAGTACAATATCGTCTAAATTAGTTGGTCTGTACTTTTCAACCCATAAAAATTCGTTTGTCATGCTGCGCTCCAATGTGTTAGTGATTCCCATTCAGTTACAGTTGATAATCTGAAACTTCTAAATGCATTCTTATCTAATGACCATACACAAAAGTGATCTGAGTCTGCATTCATCTTAATTGTAATCTTAACCTGATGAGCGTCCAGTATTTTTTCATCAAGAGTACAAGGCATAACTCTTAGTTCGCCTGTGTCTATCTTTTTGAATGTTACTTGAACGATACCTTTATTCAAGGCTTCAAGTAGTTTGGTTCTTTCACCTATTTCCATAATATAATCCTATAATAAAATTGGCGGGGTGGGTCACTTTATTCAATTAAAAGCTTAAATAAAATGTTCTTTTTTGAATTGGTGGGACCCTGCCCCTGCCCGAGTCTTGCGACCCCTATTGTAATTAGTCAGCCGAGCCGTCAGCTTCGACTTCTTCAACATCGTCCACTGGGTTAAGATCGCCTTCGACGTTATCTTGACCTTGAGCCTCTTGAGCAGCATTTAAGAATTCGACAACTCTTGTTCTTAAGCCACCAACTGTCTCTAACTCAGGTCCTTCAAAACCACCACGTCTGGAAACTAAATCAATTAGATTTACCATTGTAGCAATGTCTCTTAAACCTAGTTGTGGAGCTTGTTGCTCTTCTACGTTCATATTTTCTTCAGCCATTTTTTTCTCCTTTGCAAAGTATTAGACTAAATTGAGTAACCCGACCATCGGCGTTACCCACTCTATCTCCATAATAAAATGAAGATTTTGCTCTAGTATATTTATACACTAAAGCTTGAGTTTTTCTCCAAAGCGATAAAATATTCTATTGGATAATTATTATTGGTCCAATTAGAAATTAACTTAGATGATATACTCACAAAGTAATCGCCTGGAAGTAATTTTAAATTCGGTATACTAACGATAAAGTTAAAATCATTTTTACATGCATTATCTCTATCTAACTCATAACTAAATGAGTTTGATGTTGTATCTTTAGTATCCACTACAGAAGCAGTGATTACACCATTGTCACCTTTAAGTGATAATTCTGTATGACCTAGAACTGCCGCAGCTTTTCTGATCTGATTTAAAATATCATCAGTAAGCGTAAATCCTAGTTCAGCATCTGGCATCTGTATATCTTTTTGAGGTGTTGTAAGTATTTCAGTTTCTGAAAAGAAATATCTTACTACCTGATTGTTAGCACCATTAATTAAAACTGATTTATCTTCAAAGGTCAGTGTAGGTTGTTCGACTAGATTATATACAGATAAGAATTCGTTTAAATCATAGATTCCAAATTCTTTCGGCATATCTTCTGTTATATCTGCTTGAGCTAAAATTGTTTTAGACTCAGAGATTGTCTTAACCTTCTGTCCTGGAGTAAATACCAGATTAGGATTAATAGTAGCAAAGTTCTTTAATACATTAATTGTATCATCACTTAAAACATTAGACATAGTTTTTCTCCATAATTACTATATTATAACACGTTTTACTTTGAATGTCAAACATTTTTTTCATCATGCACATGCAAAGCAATTAATGTATAGTGAAGAATTTTGAGTAAGTCCTTTCGGTTATACCCGTCTTTCTTTCCATACCTTTGAGTATACTTTAGAACATTGCCTAAAGCAAACCCCATACCATGGTCACAATCAATAATGAATTCAGTTGATTGGAACTGATTCTTTGAGTAGTGACCCTCATATGTTTTATTTACATAATCGAGGAGCTCTTGTATCAGAGCATCCTCGTTAAATTTATAATCTATTTTTTTATCTCTAAGCTTCATTAGCATTGTAATCCTCCTGAGCTTTTTGATCTACTTCAAGATTATCCTCTTCAGCTTGAAGTACTCCTGAGTCAACCTTTGTGTAAAGATCAAGGAAAGCCTCTTTTGTATCTGTATCAAATCTTGAAATACACATTTCAATTGCTTTCATTCTATTGTTAAAGATAGAGAAAGTCTGTACGATGTGGCATAGCCTTCTTGTAGAAACAACTTCATCTACACCATCGTCATAGAAAGTCTTTCTGATAACATCAGCCCATTGAACTAATTTATCTGCGAAGTCTTCGTCATTTGCATCAAACTTATGCATATGTCTTTCAACAATTTTCTTTTCGATTGCAAGACTTGGAAACTTCTGATTTACTGCAATTGTAAATCTTTCTAAGAAAGCATCATCAATAATAGATGCAGCTGTAAATCTTCCATCTTCGGAACCTTTACCAAGTGTATTAGCTGTCGCTATAACATTGAACCCTGGAGCAGGTTTTACAACCTCACCAGTCTTTTTGACTAGAACTGGCTTACCTTCTAAGATACCTTGTAAACACATGATCTTATTAGTTGCTCTATCTATCTCGTCAAGTAATAGGATAGCTCCATTCTCCATAGCTTTGAGAACTGGACCTTTGGCAAAAACTGTTTCACCATTGATTAATCTGAATCCACCGATTAAATCATCTTCATCAGTTTCTGGATTAATCTGTACTCTAATAAACTCTTTCTTGAGTTTAGCACATGCTTGTTCGACCATAAATGTTTTACCATTACCTGATAGACCAGATATGTATGTTGGATAGAACATACCTGACTTGATAATTTTCATAATGTCAGTGTATGGACCCCATGGTACAAATGTTTCATCTACTGTCGCAAATGTTTTTTCATCATTTGTAATTGATTGCATAGCCATTGCTGTGGCTGGTATTGCACTAGATGCTTCTTGTCTAGGAACATCTTTCATTACAGAACCAAGATCGTATGTACCAATCTTTACTCTGTTTTCAGGTGACATAAGACAATAGAAGTCTTTACCCGTATAACCATTTTCTTTCGCAATATCTACGATTGCTGACTTTCTGAATTGAGTTTGATCTGGATATCTGTTAGCCAGTTCACTCACGATTCTTTGAGTTGATATTTTCATTTCACTAAATTTCATAATATAATTTCTCCTTATCTTTATTATTGTTATATAGTATCAAGTTTTGTCGCAAATGTCAACGGTTTTGTGTGACAATTGTGTGACAATTTAAACAGCCACCGCCTTACCAAAGTTGGTGAGAAGTGTCTTGTTAAGCTTCTTGCCTTTAGAGTGCTTCTTGAAAGCTTGAGTAATCTGAGCTTTTGTTGCATCACTATCGACATCAAAATCATCTGCATCAATATTCATTACAGACTTATTGAATGCTTGTACGATGTAGAATGTGTCATAACCTATAGCATCATTATAGATAACACATTTCTGTCTAGTGTTTTGTCTTTGAGCATCTTTATTAAAATCTTCATTACAATGTCTATCTTCTCTATGCTTATCCCAACAGACATCACTTAATTTAACATTGTACTGATATCTGTCATTTGCTAAGAAGAAGCCTAGAGTTGTGATACCAAACTTTCTGTAGTAATCTAACATATCTGCAGTCATTCCTCTTCCTGCACCATCTGAAGTTATTGTGCCTTTACCCATATTGATTTTAAATTTTCTATTCCAATATGTCTCAGCTTTGATTTTAGTATCAGCAAATTGCTTTGGCATATTATCATTTACTCTTAGTGTATTTGTTTCACCATCGGTTAGTACAACTAAGTTCATGTTATCAATACCATTGTCTCTAATCATGTTGAAAAGTTTATCGTGTATTGCAAGAAGTGAAGTGTTAAGTGGTGTTGAACCCCAATCTTCACCTGGAGCTCCATACTCACAAATTCTATTACCTGCCCAATTAGCTTCTTGTGTCTTTCTGTAGTAAAGAAATCTAAGAGCATCTGTGTAATCACCTTTCTTTAGTTCACTAGAAATCTGTTGTGTTAGAGATAGGTTCTCGTGATCTACTTGACCTTCGTCTCTGCCACCTCTAAATTCTGATTCCCAATTTAGTTTATTATTACATGTACTGAAGCCATAAACATCAAATGGAATATTGACTGTCTTACAGAAAACCACTAGGTGAATTAATTGATCTAATACTCTATCCATTGTACCAGACATAGAACCAGAGAAATCAATTAACATAAACATACCATGATTTTTAGCATCAGCTAATCTAGTCACTCTGTTAAATATATCTTCATTAGTTTTGTAAGACCAAAGTTTATTAACATCAATAGAACCTGTCTTAGCTGTTTGTGATCTTGTGTATCTGAAAGCAGCTTTTCTTTGCTCAAATTCTTTTACAGCATAGTTAACATTTCTTTTTACATCTTTCATGTATTCTACAAATGCTTCTTCTCTGTATGCTTTGACTTCATTGTAACCTTCATAATCTGGTTCACGATCTTGTCTTAGATCATAATGACATTTGCCAAGAGGAGCTCTTAGTTTTTTGATTTCACTATATGGTTGAAAGATTCTGCTCATGACATCTTTTGAGAATCTGTTACCGACAGTAGTTTCACCTTTGAGTGACTCTTCGTCAATAAGGTTATCTTCGTTTCTTCTAAAGTTTCTATCAGTCATTGACTCATCAATATCTCCACCAGAACTAGCATCTTGACTTTCGCCTTCTATTGGTTGATCGCCTTCTGGTGACTCGCTTCTTGATTGTTCACCATCTTCAGTTTCACCTTGACCTTCAGTAGCAGCTTCTTGTTCATCACTACCACTATCACCCATCATATCATCATGACCTTGTGGTGGCTCTTCACCATTTTCACTAGGTAAATTAGTATCATCTTCTTCTGTTTCAGGTGGTGTAAGTAACTCTTCTTGATTCTCTTGAGTCCAAGCTAGAATGTCTCTTACCAACTCTACGACTTCATCAAATGATTCTGTAGTCATAGCTCTGTCCATAAAGACTTGCTCTTCATCAGTAAATGGTACATCAAGGTGAGCACCAACTTTAGCTTCAAGGTTAATCTTATCTATGAGTTTGATTTGGTCCCATGATGGCATTTCACTTGGCTTACCAAAAAATTCTTCGTCCCATAGTTTTGCATATCCTTTTTGGAATGATCTGACTAGACCAGGATATCTGCTTTTAACTTTTCTTTCAATTCTAGCATCTTCAATAACATTGATATAAGACCTTGGGCAACCTTCAAGATTTTCTGGATTATCATGCCAACCTTCGTATGGTGTTTCTAATGCATGACCGACTTCATGACCTATTAATAGATCATAAACATCTTTACCCATATCTTTCCACATAGGTAATCCTAAAACTCTATTTTTAATATCGAACCAAGCAGTATGGTAGTTACCATGTTGAATGGTGATATTTTCTTTTGCTAATAATTTTGGTAATATTCCTTTCATCTTTATATCCAATCCTTAATAAACTCTAGGGCTATGAAAACCGCTAAAATCAATATTATTAAATCTCCTATCATTATGTATATAGTATCAAGTCCAGCTGAAAATGTCAACTGTTTTTTGTAATTGTCACACAATTGTCACACAAATTTGTGACCGGTTGGTCATTTATTTAATACGAGAGAAGTTTTTGTGCTTAAAGAACTCAATTTTGGACCTAAACTTATCCTGTAGCACATCTCCTTTGTGTGAGATAATAAATGTATTACTATTATCATCTAGGGTATTTAGTATCTTCATTAGGTTATCAATACCATCGTGATCTAAACTGGAATCAAATGTTTCGTCAAGAACCAGCAAATTACTAGATGCTGAGTTTTTCATCTTGGCTATTTGTCTCCAAGTAAATAGTAATGACAAATCAATTCTTTGTTTCTCACCTTCACTAAATGATGCATAATTAAAACTATCTCTGTGTCTTGATCGAATAGTCTCGTCGAAGTTTTCGTCTAAATGGAAAGAGACAAAGAAGTCTAATACTTGAAGGTACTGGTTTATCAGACGGTTCATGACCGGCAGGTATTGTTTGATAACCTTTGTCTTTATACCAGTATCCTTAAGCATCTCTCCTATGACTTCGTTATATGTACGTTCTTCAACATACTCAAGCTTCTTTTCAGTCGCTTTATCTTTACCTTTTCTCATAGAGGAAAGGTCTTTCTTCGCCTTTGATATATCACCTGTTTGACCAGATAATTTGGTTATCTCAGCTTGAACTTTATCTATCTCTTTCTGTAATAGACTAATAGAATCGTTATTAGAATTAATCTTGGTTTGTCTTTGTCTTAATTCGTTAATATGATTTGTAACTTCTGTTGTTTCTCTTTTCAGACCAGACATTTGTTTATCTAAATCTTGTTCAGCCTGTTGTAATTCTTTTGCCTTTGCTTTGACAGCTGTAATCTTCTCTGTCTTTTTTTCTTCAGTGATTTCTTGGTCACAAGTTGGACACTGATCATGTTCTTCGTAGAACTTACTTTCTTTTACAAGGTCAACCATCTTAGATTTAAAGTTCAAAGCATAAGACTCTAATTGTGAACTTTGTTTCAATAGATTTTTATTTTTCTTTTCTTCTACTGATAACATACTCACTAAGTCTTTACTCAAAACTTTACTTTCATCAAATAGTTTTTTAATCTCGTCTTTATGAGTATTAATACTTTCGTGTTTCTTTTCTATCTGATCTTCGTTTAGTTCTTGAAGGTTCTTGATGTATTTACTCTGGCCATCTATCTTTGTTTTAGCAATATCTATTTGATGGTTTATATCAGTTAGCTCTTCTCTTATCTTTGCATTTCTTTCTTTTAATAACATATTCATTTTAGAGAATATATTAATATCTAAAAGGTCCTCAATGACTTGCCTTCTTGACCATGCTGGTAATTGCATGAAAGGTACGAAAGAACTGGATCCAAGAACCACAACCTGATGAAAAGATTTGTGATTTAACTTTAGTATATTTTGTTCTAGGTATTTTTGATAATCTCTAACATTAGATGCTTGATTAATTAGATTACCATTCTGCCATATCTCAAACTTATTTGGTTTAATACCACGAACGATCTTGAAAGATGAACCTCCAATATCGAACTCAACTGTCACCAATGAACCTTTGCCATTGATCGAGTTTATTAACTGACCTTTATTAATATCTCTATGAGGTTTTCCAAATAGACCAAAAGATAATGCATCAAGTAAAGTAGATTTACCTGCACCATTCTGACCAATAATTAAAGTGGTCGGTGTTCTATCTAATTCAATTTTAATAGGGTCATTACCGGTGGAAAGAAAGTTCTTCCACTCACATGATTTAAAATGTATCATACAACTTCCAGATTTTGTGCTTCAGTATATAATTTTCTCAATTCGACTTTGATATGTTCTTTATCTAAATCTGTATCGACTGCTTCCACATAAGAATCCAAAAGGTCTGTTGTATCTTCAAGGGATATTTTCTCGTCATCTACGCTTTCTCCCAGATACTCGTCAAAGCTTTCAGCTATCTTAAGTTCATAAGTATCAATACTTTGTAATCTATCGATAAACTTATCAAACATATATAAGTCATTTTTATTTATAACAATTAATTTAATAAACTGTTTTTCAAATTGTGATACATCGACTTTATCATAGTCTGTCTTTGTATCATCATAAACAACCTTTTTAAATATTGTTATTGGATTTCGTATTGCTTCTATTTCTCTTGTCTCTGTATCTAATACATGAAAGTATTTTGGATCGTCAACATCAGCCCAGGTGAACTCCATTTGTGCACCTAGATAATGTACATTGCCTTGATGTGATTTAGTATGGAAATGACCCGATAAGACCATTTCAAATCTTTCAAATACATCGGCACTCATACCATGTGGATTAGGCATCCCTGGCATCATATCAAATCCTTTCAATTCAAGGTGAGCTCCAAGAATAGAGGCATTACAATTCATTGCCCATTTCGTATAATCTTGATAATTCGATTTATTAATCCATGGCAATACAGCCACTTTACAACCATCATAATCTAATACTGTTGGTTCCATAACTATATTTACATTATTAGTAAAATAGCCAAGGAGTTCTTTCAACGAACATAACTCATTTGTATTCTTATAATAGACATCGTGATTACCAGGAATAATATCCATGGTCATACCATTTTCTCTTAATGGTTCTAAGAAATGTTTTCTATTAGAATTAAGAGCTTTAAAGTTTACAAATTTACGATGTTCATAATAATCACCAAGATGTAAGATTTGTTTTATATCATGTTCTTTACAATACGGAAAGAATATCTCTGTATAAAAACGATCTTGGTAATCTAAGAATATATCCGAAGAGTTACGAACACCACAATGTGTATCATTTAATATTGCTATCTTCACATTACCTTCCCGTCTTGTGTAGGTTGAAATCTTTGTTCAGCCATAATTTTTCTCCACTTTCTTCGTAATTGTATTTCTTGTCTACGATAAGCTCTCTTTAATAATAATCGTTTTTCTTTTCTTTTCAGTTCTTTTGGAAACCTTTTCTTGTTTCGTCTGATCTGATAAGCTCTTTGTTTACTACTTAGTTTTTTCATAGAATAACTCTAACTTCTCTTTTTTCTTTTCTTCCTTAGCAAATTCTTTTATAGCCACATCCTTTTGACGAACCTGACTAATTCTTTGTCTTAGTGTATCAACATAAGCAGCTGTTTCTTCAGCACCCGCTTCGTCCATACCCATTGCAACAAAATCATCAATACCCATTTTCTCAATGAATTTAAATTTGATGTCTTGTTGTCTTTTCTCTTTTGTAATTCTTCTTATAAACGCAAAGTAACATATCTGAGTAAAATATGAAAAGGCATTTGGTTTTCCAGTTCTGGTCGCAGTTTCAATATTATAATTACCAATCGCTCTTAAGCAATTTTCTACAGCATCCATAACCATTTCTTCTCTATAAGTATATCTTACAAAGTTTGGTCTATGAGATAACCCTTCTGCAATTTTAATAAAACATCTTGCGATATAATCAGTGACCTTTGGAACTTGAGAATCGTTAGCCTTAGCATCTCTACACTCGACTGCATAATCCATGACAGCCTGTGAAAACTCTTTATTATTTACGTAATGAGGTTTTTCTTTTGGTTTTAATTTAGACATTTATTTTCTCCATAGTAATCTATATTATAACACAGTTTTAAGTAAATGTAAATAAAAATATTTTACAAAAAACCGTTTACAAATCACGATTTCTGTGATATAATAATAAAGTCACCTGGGGTGAGAGAATATAAAAAATTAGTGTATGATTTTCTCGTCTTTATCATTTAGTGGTACACCTTCTTCAGCGTACTTCTCAGTCAATCGTTGTTCATATTCTGCAAGTATTTCTTCATCGCTTCTATTATTAGGAGTAGCAACCTCCGGTAAATTCAATACATATTTCACATAAGTATCAGTTACCTTATCAGCGATCGGAACGTGTTGCAATACATGTTCTTTCATTATTTTAAATGTTTTAGCATTAGAAAATGGAAACCAAGGCGAGAATGAATATCCACCTAGCATAGTATTTTGAATACTTACGGGTCTTTCTAGTAACCAACTACAATCATGTTTTTGTTGGACTAAGGCTATAATCTCTTCGCCATTTACTAGTTTAAAGTGTCTAACATTCATTTTACTATTATCCATATATCTATTTATAAATTATATTCAAACAACTTGTAATTAAATTTTTCTTTACTGTATATTTTAATTCTTTCAGCTGCGTGTTGTAGTGTGTAATTTTTTTTGGCCTTCCAATGTAGATCATCTGCAATATCATATACATTAGTATTTAAACCATCATTTGATTTTCTCAATCCTCGGCCAATACTCTGTAGTACACGGATCTGGCTTTTAGAAGGTGACGCAAATATTATATTATGTAACCTCTTTATATTAATACCGGTGCTAAAAGTACCAATAGAAGCAACGATTATAGCATCATCTTCTTTCTCTGTAATGGCCCTTATTTGTTCTCTAGTATCCACATCTGTCTCGCCGGAAACGTAAAATAACTTCCTTTTACCCTTAGTTATACTCATCTTTTCGTCAAGAAGGGCATGTAGGGGCTTACCGTGCTTCTCAACGTATTGGAATAAGATTAATGTATTACCTTCTCGGCATGTTTCTAAAGCTAATTGAGTGATAAAATTATTTCTATCTGGGTATTTAACTATAAAATCTAATTCATCTTGATACTTCTGGCCATTCATCATTTTACATATTTCATCTTTATATTTCAATAAACATATCTTTATCTTTAACTGAGATAGATCATTATTATCCATAAGTTTCTTTGTAGTTGTGACTTGATATACTGGTCCAAATAAACCTTCTAATACTAATTGATGAGTCTGAGTACCATCTAATGTACCAGTGGTTCCGATTCTATATTGAGCCTGAGTACATTTTTCCATGAGAGTTGTAAGAGATTTAGCTTTAAAATTATGGGCCTCGTCACCTATAACCATACCAAATTCTTGAAACCATTGTTGAGGTAATTTATAAACTGATTGCCATGTACTGATTATTACCCTTTGGTTTATATCAAACTTCTCACGACCTGAGTATATTTTATGACAATGATCTTCTACATTCCAACCATCTGTAGCTGAATAATCTGCGAAATCAGAATACATCTGTTCGACAAGAGAAGTGGTTGGTACAATAATTAATATTCTTTTATTATAAAACTCTAGGTAATATCTTATTGCAAGATATATAATTAAACTTTTACCAGAGGCTGTTGGTGATAATAATAAAGATTTAGTATGTGTAAGGGCTTTCTTTAAAGCATCTATCTGATAATCTCTAGGTATAATCTTTTGACCACCCGCTGTCAGATCAACATCTTCTAAGAAAGTATCTATATCGTGATTTAATTCTTCGTCTATCTTTCCATCTGTGACTATATTATATTCTCTTAATTCACAGAATTCTTTTAGATATTTAAATAACCCAGTATATAATGTTTTCTTTCTTTGGTCAAATAATCTAATCTTACCATCCCACATACGATTCCTATACGCAGGCATGAATTTATATCCTGGTACAAAGAAACAGAAATGTTCTGATAATTCTCGCTCAACACTGGGTTCACATTCAATAGACATGAATGCTTCATTGAGCTTTTTGATAACCAATGTTTCCATTAGATTCCGCTAGTAAACTTTCTCCACTCGATCATGTTCTTAATATTCTGATGTCTCCATTTAATATTCTCTAATATCTCTTTCAGAACATCACATATCTCTTGAGTATAATCTATAGCAGCTTTTGCTTTTTGAATAACAGGGTCTGAATCGTAATAATAATTCATATCACCTTTCAATACTGTAAGACCACCAAGAGGATCATAATCCCATCCTTTTTCATCTATTTCTTCTTGCGACATCTTGCCATTATAATGCAACCATTTGTCTTTAAGTAGTACACTAAATTCAGCTTCTTGCTTTTTAAGTCTTAATTTATTAACAGATAATAATTCTAGGTATTTACCGTGAAGCTTTGCTGATTGTCTAGACGATTCATCTAATTGCATTTCATCAATAATGGAATCTTCTTTCCACATATCTAATATTGTTTGTAAATTATTCATAGTATATATTATAACACAGTTTTAATAAAAAGTAAACTGTTATTTAAATTCAAATGATGTATAAGCAAAGGTTATATCAGACGATGCATATTGGAAGTCTCCTTGTGCATCAAATGTTATACCACCTAATGATGTTGGAAATAATCCTTTGAAATGAACTTCTTTTGCAACGTTATTGTGTGAGTTTAAAATCAATAATGTACCCTGTTCTTGAAAACCTTCAGCTGAACCATTGTTAATTATATTATGCATCCAATTAAATGTTTCTATATAATTTTCTAAATCTTCTAATAAATTTACTCTAAGGGTAAGATCACCAAAGGATAATACCTCACCTGTATATTTTACAGTAGTTCCTCTAAAAGGTTGTTCATTGACATTTAAACTAACATCAGGTAAATTTGCACTCGTAGCAAAATACTCTAGGTTAGGGTAAGTATCACTATTAATTTTAAATTGAAACCCTACTGGGCTTAAGAAATTTTTGTTTGTTGTTAATGTAGCCATATATCTATTTATACAAAAAAGAAAGGGGAACCGAAGCTCCCCTTAAAAAATCTATGAGTTATAGATTATGACTTCATCATATCGTCAACTCTGAAGATTCTGTAGTATTGGTTAGCTCTGTTAGCGCCAACGCCGTCTACTGCTACGAATGGGTTAGCAACCATACCATATCTAGTTTTGAAACCGATTCTTGGTTGGAAGTCATTCTCACCCACTGCTTTAACCATTGTTAAAGGAACGTAAGGACAATAGAACATACCTGCGTCATAAGGGTTTGCACCTCTATAACCTACACAAACAAAGTCTCCTGTTGCGTATGGGTCTATGTATACTTTAACTCTACCGTTAAGAACACCAGCAAATGTATTACCTGTGTCATCAACATTCAGTGCTACTGAAAGAGCTGGAGTGTAATCTAAAAGACCAGCTGCAGCTAAAGCTGAAGCAACATCACTAGAACATAGGATAAAGTTACCTTTACCTCTTCTTGTTCCTTTTGCGATTTCATTAGCTTCTCTTTCGATCTGCATAATTAATCCTTTAAACTTCTCAACCATCCATCTTCCGTCTGAATCTGTTTGTAGGTCAAAAATACCTTTAACAGCCAAGTTTGACTGTTTAGCACCAATGATAGCTTTTGTTAAAATTGTTCTAACAACTTCTCTGTTGATCTCCGCGAGGATTTCAGCAGATAGAATGTTAGCCAATTCACCTTCAGCATCCAATCCGTGGATTGCTTTAAGGTCTTGAGCTAATTCCATTGTGTACTCAGCTTTTAAAGCTCTTGACTTAGCAGTCACAGTTGACTTCTCGATTGAGAATGCCATCTCACCGAAAGAACCATCACCGGATTCACCGACTCCTAATCTTTCAGCATCTGCTGTTGCAAGACCAGTACCAAATGTTGATACTACGTCTGCTTCATCAGAAATATCTGCACCTGCATCTCCTGAGTCAGATACACCTACTAGACCTGTTGGATCTGCTTGGTGAGTACCTGTTCCTGAGAAGTCAGTATCTGCTTCGTTGTAAAGCGCTTCTGTTCCACCTTGTGTGGAATATCTTGATTTCATTGCAAAGATAAGTCCTGTAGGACCACTCATTGGCTGAACGCCAGCGATATCATAAGCAATTAAGTTAGGCATTGCTCTTCTAACTAAAGAAATTAAAACTGGATCGAAGTTATCAACTCCTGAACCTGTTTTGTTAGCAGCTGCAGCCTCAGAAATGAAATTTCCTTGTGCTTGAGCTCTTTCTTCTCTTAGAGCAATTTCCTGGTTTTCTAATAGTCTAGCTGTAACAGCTTTTCTATAACGGTCGTTAATTTCAGGTGCACTGTCGTGCTCTAAAACCGGACCCCATTTTTCCATTAAATTTGCGTCTGCATTAAACATTTTTAGTTTCCCCTATATGTTTATTATTTAGTATATTTAGTTATAGCTTGTGTGTAAGCGGCCATAGTATCAGAAACGTCTACATCGACTGTTCCTTCTCCTAATAGACTGTCTGCTTCATCTTCTGGTGTTTCGATACCATCTTTGAAGTATGATTCTTTAACAGTTTTAACTTTAACTTCAAAATTATCTCTGTTATCGTATTCAATATCTTCTACCAATGATGCCAATTTCTCAGCGTCTGTTGCTACAAGCCCTACAGAATTTTCTCTTACTACTTCAGCTTTTTCAAAGTCTTGGACTTTCTGATGTAGATCAATATTATCCTGAGTTGATTTGTTAAGATTTTCCTCTAGTTCAGTAACCTGTTCGTTGAGTTCATCAACTAAGTCTACTTTACCTTCTGGAACTTCTATATAGTGCTCTGTGAACACTCGTTGAAGTGAAGCCATAAAGTCTTCAGCAATTTCAGTTCTTAACCCTGCACTTACTGCTACTTCATTATCTGACATCCATTGTTCAACAACATAGTTTAAGTAACCATCTACTTTTTCTACGATGTCTTTAGTCATATCAGATACTTCTTCTTCTAAGTTATTTGCGTACTCGCTTTCTAGTCTTTCAACTTCTTGAGTTAACTTAGATGTTAATACTGCTTCAAATATAGCTCCTGCCTTTCCTCTGAATTCGTCGGATAGTGTAGCTTCTTCTTTAATCAGCGCATCTAAATCTTCATCAAAATCTACGTTCTCTATCTTAGCTTTAACAACTTCACCATGTTTCATGTCTGGCTTACCAGCTTTAGGGTCTTTTGCTTTTTTAACTTTATTGATAGCGTCTTCAGCAGATTTTACTGAATCCTCTTCGGATGTTTCGTCGACTTTAATCATCTTAGCGAATAACTTTTGTGCGTCTTCTTTCCTAGCTTTCTTTAACATTTCAACAGCTGCTTGAATTGTGCCTGCCTTAGTTTTTGGAATAGTTACTTGAGGAGCTTCTTCTTTCACTTCCTCTTCCTCTTCCTCTTCTTCGCCATGCATTTCTTTCTTAGCTGCAGCTTCTTCAAGATTCTCGTCAGCTTCCTCGTTCAAATTTTCATTATCTACGATTTCTTCTTGACTCTCCTCTTGGACTTCTACTGCATCTGTTGCTATGTCTTCTGCTAGTTCTGAATTTCTAACATCTTCTGACATATTTATTCTCCTATCTTTGAGAGTTTAGTTTAGAGAGGAAATTTTTAAAAGCTCGAATCTCTACCTCAGGCAGATTGTTTCTTGTAGTGCTTTTTATTTCAGTCTCAATTAATTCAATATCTTGTTGCTTAATAATACCATTGTCCCAAACCCACTCAACACCTTCCATTATTCCATTAACAAAAGCTGAAGGTGCACTTGGGTCTTGAACTATATCCACAGTAGCTAACATAAAATCGTCACCTACATGCTGGGTACCATTTCTTTGAACAAGACTTCCCATACCACGACTTGATACACCAAGCTTAACACCGCCTTCAAGTAGACCTTCGACGATCTTACCCATAGGGGTTTTAAGTATTGATGCTTTTCCTACAACATCATTTCCTCTAAAATCGAGTGAATTGATTTTGTGCGAAACTTTATCTAGGTTAACAGTTGGACCCTCTGGATGGTTTAATTCCCCAACTGCTCTCCCAGTTTTAACTTGTTCGGTCACATATTTGTCAACAGCTGCTTCTAGCACCTTTTTGTCATATATACGACCATTTTTATTTTTTTGGTTAGCTTGCATAAAGACGCCTTCGATAAAATAGTTTTTCTCACCATTTTTCTTAGCCTCACATATGACTTCTAACTCTTGATCTATGTGTTCTGTAATTAATTTCATTACTCTTCTTCTTGTTTGCTCTTAGCCACATTGGCTGCTAATTCAATTTTCTTAGCATCTAAAGCGTCAGTTATTTTTGTAGCCATTACAGAGTCAAAACTCTTTTTAGCTGCTACATTATCACTGTCTTTTAGATTTTGTACTAAATTTTCTATACTCATAATTTTTTCCTATACCTATTATTTATAAAATTTTCTAATTCAACTAGCCGAATCTTGGATCATCTGGATCTGGTTCGAATGTATCGCCTTGCTTCTTCTCAGCATCGATTTCTTTCTGCATTGCTTCGATTTCATCTTCGTTAAATCTCAATACATGCTTTCTAACCCATGCGTTTGATACATATGTTCCTATATATTCGTCTAATGTACTCATCATCTCAAATCTTTCACGTATCATTTCAGATTCTTTTAACTCAGAGAAGTAGTTATCTTCAATGTAATCAAATGTGATCTTTTCTTTCATGCCTTTCCAATCTTCTGCACCTATTATACCTTTCAATAATAATTGAGTTTTTAATAATTGCATGAATATATCGGAAAATCTTTTTCTTAATCTATCAATGAATTTTTTAAATTTAACTTCGTCTCTAGTTATTTCACTAGTTCTTCCTAAACTAAATTGAGCCTCTTGCTCTAATCTATTGATTGGAACATTCAATGCTCTATATAGTTTCTTTTGGAAATATAAAATATCATCTATTTGTCCAAGGTTCTCACCACCACTCAGTGTTGAAATCTCGGTTCCTCTTCCACCTTCTCTACGTGGTAAGAAGAAATCTTCCAACATAGACATGTGTTTCTTATCATCTTTTACTTCACCAGACTTAGCATCATATACTAATTTATTTCTATATTGACTCATAATACCTTTTAGATATTCTTCAGCTTTACCCTTAGGTAAGTTACCTACGTCAATATAAAATATTCTTCTTTCTGGTGCTCTACTTATTCTATAAATGACAAGAGAGTCTTCCATCATTCGCAACTGATTGACTGGTTTGACAGCCTTTTGCAAATATGATAATATTCTTTTTCTTTGTGGATCCATAACACCAGATGTACAATATGCAATTGCATCTGAGTATATCTTCACACCTTGATTGTATTTACCCATTTGGTTGTCTTGATATAAGAAGTACTCATCTATCTTCTTAACAACCTTTGCACCTGTTTTAGGGTCTGTATCTTCTTCGACCTCTTTGACCTTTCTTAATTTAGTAGGGTCAATATATCTTAATTCTTTGATACCTGCTGCAGGTTTCTCGTTATCTATAATAATATGATATGGTAATCTTCCATCAACATACCACTTTCTGAATATATCATGTGCATATTGATTAAAGTTTAATAATCTAACTATCTGTTCAAATTCGTTTCTGATAGCATCTTTAATCTTATCAGATTCTTCCATTTCATCTAAAACAATTGATATAGGTGCTGATTCCGCATCACCAACAATTGATTCATTTACTATATCTTCTACCGCTGCATCACATTCTGGTTGTGTTGCGATGTCACGATACTTATAAATTAAATCTATTTCAGATTTAGCTTTATCACCATCGACATCTAAATATGCACCAAAATGTCCACCGGTCGTAATAATACCCGCGCCGTCTTCTTCTGTCTTTGGAACAAAAGAAGGTCTTAGTGGTTTGTCTTTCTTTTTTCTGCGGATTTCAAATCCGAAAAAAGAGACACCATCGTTTTTATTTTGTTGTTCTTGTATTAAATCGTTGTCGTCTGCCATATTAAAATTCTCATATTATTGGGGCAGTTGCCTGCCCCTCTAATATATTTATAAGGTATTAAGAAGTTGTATTGGACTCCCAATAATCGTACCCGAAAGTACATTCAAATTCTTCTATACCTGCTCCATCGTAAGCTACTTGGATTGCTGCTACTGAATTTGGTACAACACCTCTAAAGTCATATCTTTTAATGACTGTGCCATCTTTGTCTAATTGCTCAACTACTCCATCAGCTTTATAATCTGCTGGGTTTGTTAAACCTGTATTGACAGAGTGACCTGCTATACCATCCATCCACCTTTCCATTGCGTCACGTACTTCGAATCCTGTATCGTTAATAATTGTAACGGTCCAATCATCAAAAGTTCTATCTCCAGCTAATGCTATATTACGACCTCTAAAAGGTACTTCTATTTTAGCTACAGATGATGCTGGAAGCTGAGATGCTTTACACATAAATGAAGATAACTCTACGTCACCTTCTGCATATGCAGGAAAGTTCAATGTAACCTTAAAGAGATTACCTCTAGCTCCACCGCCTACGAGTTTTGATTTAAAATCGTCTACGCCTAAAATTGCCATTTATCTTCTCCTTAATTAACCAGCTATCTCGCTGAATTCTACACCACTTCTTGTTGCAATAAATGATAGTGTTATGAAGTTAATACTTCTTGCAGGCTTGATGAATATATCAGCTACAAATTGGTTACTATCAATTATCTGAGTAGTGTTATTACTTTCGTCACATACTACATTAAAGTCTGTGATACCTCTTCTTCCTCGTACGTCTCGCAAGAATGGCTCAACTAAATTTCTAAATTGAGCTCTTGTGAATTCGTCGTTAAATTCAAATAGCTGAGCTTTCGCTGCTGTACTAATTGATTTTTCTAATGCTATGAATAATCTTCTCACATTGATTCGATCAAACGCTGAAGGACGTTTTAATAAAGTTTTATCACCAAATAATATAATACCTTGTCCAGGCATTGATACTATAGGGTTAACTCTTGCTTTATAAAGTTTGTCTCTTCCTGCTGAATCTGGGTTATGTGCAAGTTTAGCTACTCCTCTTAATGCTCCTCTGGTTAGTCCTGCTGGTGAGAACCATGCATCCGCTACATTGTCTGTATTAGCGCATAATCCTGCCATGTGACCAGCTGCTCCGATATATCTAAATTTATCGTTATACTTATCGTATACATAAAGAGCACTTGAGTCACAGAATCCATAAGAACTATCTATTAGACCATCATGTCCTGCATCTGTACCATTAGCAAAAGCTATTACGTTATCCACTGGGTTAGCTACATTATTAATTGTATCTTCCAAAGGTGGTGAAACGAATGCCATACAATCTTTTCTTGCTGCTGCAATACCGATTATATCATTTGCTATTGTTGATGCGTTATTAGCATCTGGTGATGCAAATAGTAAACCAACTTCTTCGACATTACTGTCATTAAAGAAGTCATATCCTGTAGCAATATTTCCAGTTGTAGGTGCGTTTCCATCAGCACCAAGGCTAAATTCAAACGGTAGAATAGCATTATGCGTATCTACTCCTGTGCCTGTGAATTGATTAGAACCTACTCCTAATGTTTTACCAGCATCGGCAAAATTAGTTAGATCGTGATTAGTCCATCTGACCCAGTCTGAGCCATTGTTAATCACATCTGCATAGAATAATGAAGTCCCTGAGCTATCTTTAACATCAGATAGTAATGATACATGAGCGTATCTTTCTAATACTGTATTCTGTGTACCAGAAATTAAACCATCTTTATCTAAAACAACTACATGAATTTCATCATTTGTTTTACCTGCTGCTGCCGCTTGTACACTTGTTGCCGGTGCAGAATCAAATTGACCTGCATAAGCCCAACCATTAAATGAACTTGCGTGTGCTGGACATATTTCTACTCTTAAGCCATTCCCTAATAATCCAGGGAATCTTGCTACCCAATTAATGCTGGCGTGTAAACCGTCAACTTGAGAATCATAGTCATCATCATTTTTAATAGTCACCGCTGTTTGGTTATTCGAGCCAGAACCCTCTGAGTGAGCATTCTTTGCGCTTGAATCAACTACACGAACTACCTTCAGTGCATTTCCATATTTTAGAAATCCTGCTGCTGGTAAAAAGTATTTTGCGGTGTTATCGTCTGGTTGATAAAATGTCTCTGCTAATTTGTTCTCCGAACTTATCAGTTGGACTTTCTCAACCGGTCCCCAATTAAATGCTCCTACAAATCCACCAATTGATGATGAAACAGCTGGAACAACATTGGTGGCGTCTACTTCTTTTATCCTGACGCCTGGTGATACTTGAAATGCCATCGCTTTATCCTCTATTTTTTGAGTTAGTTAATATGTTTCATAATACGAATATTCAATACTATTATTTATAATTAAAGTGTTTTTAACACCTAGTCTTTGGTGTAATCGTCATCTTGACCGGCGTAATCACTAACGATATATCGCCTATTTGGATTGACCGCAACTCTTAATTTAGTCATAGTTTTTCTATTAATCAACATTTCACTAGCTGTGTCTTTTTCTGTGAGTCCTATTTCTATATTATATTTTTTATTATTGAAGGTAATACCATGTTCTATCACTGGTCTAGTATCAAAAGGTTTACCACCTCTTCTAGGATATGATAGATCAACGATTTCGCTTTCAAATGATAAACCATTCTTTTTCCATTTAGCGACATCACCATCAATTTCTAATTTATCTACATGTAGCATAGTTGCTGATGCTGAATTACCAGTATCGAACTTTGCTCTAATTAAATTTTTATCAAAACCATCTAACATGATACTTTCAATATATCCAACCTCTTGTCTCATAAAAGGTTTTCTGTTCTTTTCTTCACTAAACCATAATAATACTGTTTCTAATACATCTACATCAGTAACTTTCTTTCCTGTTGGTTTATTATCTTCTGGATTATATCCCATGAAGTGTGATCTAATACCCGGTGAACCATTAATTTCTAAGATATAATATTTACCATCTATCTTACAATGATCTACACCACAATAATGTGCACCACTGGTTCTAGCTGCATTGATTACTAATTCTTTCTCTTCGTCTGATAGTTTATATGGTAAAGTTTCAGCACCTAAATGTACATTGTTTCTAAACTCTTTATTATCTACTTTCTTTCTCTCTGCACTAGCTATTATATTATTACCAACTAATAATGTTCTTATATCTGATTTTAAATCAAAGTATTCTTGTATAAGAAGATCAGCATCAAACTTCCATAATGACTGAACCACTGATGTAAGTGAACTCATATCATTTACCTTTGAAACACCGATACCTTGAGTACCTTTTAGTGTTTTAATAATAACTGGAAATTTACCACCAATCTTTTTGTGGGCATCTTCTACACTCTTAATATTATTAATAATTGATGTTCTTGGTACAGGAATATTATTTCTTTCTAAGGCAACTGTTGATGCCATCTTGTTATCACATAATAACATAGCTTCTAAATCATTAACTAGAAAGAATCCAATTGTTTGTAAAGAAGATACTAAAGCTTGAGATGTAAGATTTTTAACTGCACCAGCCCTTACAAATACAAGAGAATCATGCATACTGATTGTGGCATCTTTATCTTTACCATCTATATTCTTAACTAGAACTTCACCAATCTCAACATCACTAGAAGCTATGTAAGCTTCATTGACATCTATCATAGTATGTGATATATTATATTTCTTAGATAGTTTTTGTACGATATCTGCAAAGGTTCCTTCCTCGTCACCAAGGCCGAGTATAACCACATGCAATTTCTGCATTTCTTTTTTATCTACTTTTTCTGTTAAAAAGTCGTTGAACCCTTCCATTGTTTTTCCTCGAACCAGATATTTCCTTCTTCGTCTTTTATATATTTATCATTATTAGAATTACCATCCTCAATAAAACCAAATGGTAACATATCATCTTGTATTGCTTTTAATCTTTCTTTATATAACATATTCTTCATATCAATATTAGTCAACGATTCGAATATATCAGTTGTGACAAACCACGAGAATAATACAAGGTTCATCATTAAATCGTCATGATTAGGTGGGAGTGCCATCCAACTATTACCTCTTGAAACAAAGGTACTCATCTCAACAATTGTTTGTGCATCATGTATCTTGACCTTATTTTGCTCGATCAAATCTTTTACAGTAGAACAACCTATTCGCTTAACTCTTTTGGTCATCGTCGCCCCTAAAGCGTTGGCTTTTACTGTAGACTCAACAAACATATTTTCATATTCTAATTCATAATATAATCCATTACAGACTACACTCCCTTGATCGTTACTTTCTATAATGACATAAGCATCATTATATGTTTTTGCATATTTGTATATTATATCTGGTAATAACATAGGTGATATATTATTATCACGAAATACACATACCTGTTCAAAAGGTTTTGTACTGACATCTATAATATTAAATGTACTATAGTCTTGTGCTTTACCTTTAGAGACATCTACAGTCATAACATATTCATGACCTTCTTCTGGTTCAGCATATACAAAAACATTTTCTTTAAACCACATAGGGTCTTTACTCTTTTGAGCTAATAAATGATTTGCACTTATTAGTGTATTACCTCTTCCATGAAATGTATTACCAAATTCTTGTTCAAACTGTAATTCAGAAGTATTAGCTATGGTTTGTTTTTTCCAAGTTTTATTTCTTCCTGGTACATCCCACCAATCAACTCTAAATGGTTTGAATTCATTTGTTTCTTGTACAGCCCCTTCCCATAGTTTATGATATACATTACCTATACCATTTGCTGTAGAACAAATTATAATCTGTGTATCTTTACCAGCCGTGACAACCGGATATGTTGATGTATAGAATTGTGCATCATTTTCTACAAAGGCAAACTCATCTAAGAATAATAAATTAATAGATAAACCTCTTATAGAATTACCAGATGTGGCTGATGCGATA